GTTTTCTGCCGTTGCAGTAAATATAAACAATTGATATGTTATATTATAAGGCACAGGATTATAATTATAAATCATTTTATTAGCATTGTCTGTAGTACTACCATCTGTCATAGGCATACGAGTTTTAGACATCTTATTTAATTTTCTACTAGGGTCATAACTTATACCAGATATTTCAAAACCCATTCTAGGTAATATTGTAGAGAATTGTGTATCTTGTAAATCAGGTTGTTGTGTAAGTCTAACTATAAACTTTTCTTTTGGTGCATATGCAAGAGGCACTTTAAATCTTTTAACAACACTATCGTTTGCGTCTTTTGTTTGTACAATAATATCATTAAAGATTTGACCAAAAGCAATAGTCAATCTTCTTAAACCTTCGTTATAAAAATGTGTTCCGAACATTATTTAACCTCTCCGAATGGATTACTTTCTGTGAAATCCAATATATCATCTGACACCGTTGCAGTATCAAAACCTGCTTCAGTATCTAAATCTAAATTATCTGCGTATGCAGATTTTGTTTGTATACTTGTAGCGGCGTCTCCATCTGTAGTAACATCATCATACTCTTCTTGTATTAGATATAATGGGTTACCAAACTTGTCGCCACTTTCTAATTGTATTCTACCAGCCGTTGATGTTAAACTTAATGTACCATCTTCTAAAGAGAATTGATATTGTAAAGTTGTATCAAGTGATTTTCTATCATCTGCCTGGTCAATATCTGCATTACCTGTATTAAACTCTTCACTTGAATATTCAAAAGTTTTACATCTTAATTTGTAAACTGGTAAAGAACCTAACTGAAAGAAAGGTTCCTGGTCTTCTACAAACGCAACTTCAAAAAACTTGTTCATTAAAGGGTAGTAAATAACATCGCCTTCGTTAGGTCTACCATCTATCATTAAGTTAGCGCTGTCATCAACTTGTTCTTGAAATCGTCTTTTAGAAACAACAAAAGTTGTATCGTCTCTAACTTCTAATCCAAACTTACTTATTATTTCTTGTTCGCCTTGGAATCCTTCAACCGTTTCAAAATACATTTCAATTAAATAACTATCGTCAAACCTAGACGCAGAATCCTCACCAAGAATTAAATCTCTATTAACTAGAGTTCTAGGTAAGTAATATACAGCGTGACCATAGATTTTTAAGTTCTCTACAATTAAATCTTGTATTAATCGTTTTTCGTTATCTGAACCTATGCCATCGCCGCCTTGAAAGTAGTGATTAACGGCCATTTGTTTTTTATCCTATTAACATTGCTGGATTCAATTCAAAGGAACTTCTAATTTCTGTTTCTAATTTTTCTACATCTTGTAGTGCTTCAGAATAAATTTGTTGTCCATTTAAAGTTACTCCACCAATCATTGCAACTCCATTAAATTTTGATAGATTAGCACCCCATTGTTTTTTGACTAATGCAGTTGTGTATCTCTTTAACCATATGTCATTATAGACATCTGTATATGTATCAGGGTCTAATTTTCTATATGCTTCTATAACAATATATTCACCTACTTGTAAATCGTTTTCCCAATCCATATCAATGTATAATCTATTATCGTGTTGATTAAATCTCAAAGGTTTTTCACCTACTAATATATGGTCTAGGAAATCTAATTGTCTCATAACAATATCATAGTTAATAACACTTGTTGAAGAGAAGTCGTATAGGTCGTTTAATCTCATCTGATATCTTACATCAAATAAGTTTAAGTTACCTTTATTTGAAAAAGGAAAAATATTGATTACTGATAGTACGGTTTCAGGTACAACAATATAATTGTTACCTTCTTTCCAAGTAGTTGTTACAGAATTCTTTACGCCACTATCACTTGCGTTAGATAAAATTCTAGTCTTATCTGATTCCGTGTATTGATACTTTAAATATGTTCTACGAATACCATCATAGTGATATTGTTGATAGTATTGTAGTGCTTCATCAATTCTATCATCTATTTGGTCATCGTCAACATTAATTTCTATAACAGGATGCCCTAATGCTCTCTTGGCATATGATATTAATGTTTGTCTTGTATTTGGAGTTGCCATAGTTATTTCCTTTTACTTTAGCAATATTTATAATTTGCTGTGAGGGTCTCCGTCCCATTTCGTATCTTTATTATCTAAAAGATAACAAAAAACAATCATTACCAAGGCAAAACCTATTAATACTTGTAAAAAAGGTTCATTTTTTAAGAGAAACCATAGTACATCTAAACCATTGCCACCATCTACTAATATCCAATTTATTTCTTCACCTATATTCATATACTCTTTCTACCACATCTTTTCATTGCAGACTTTAATTTCACGACCATATCAAATATGTGTGCGTCTGTATGAAAAGGTGTAGGTGTAAATCTTAATCTTTCTGTACCTACTGCTACCGTTGGATAGTTAATTGGTTGTACATATATGCCATCTTTATAAAGTAATTCATCTGATACTGCTTTACATTTTTTAGCGTCACCTATAATTACAGGTACAATATGACTATCGTTTTTTAATACTTCTATACCTTGTCTTTCTATTTCTTCTTTTGTCTTATCCGCTCTTTCTTGTATCTTTTCTCTTAACTCTGGGTGGTCTTTAACATACTTAATACTTGTTAAAGCACCAGCACAAAGAACAGGAGATAAACTTGTTGTAAAAATAAATGCACTTGCTAAACTTCTTATTGCGTCAATAAACTCTCTCTTTCCTGCAATGTATCCACCTTGTACACCGAACGCCTTTGCTAAAGTTCCATTTATTATATCAACATCTATATTATCTCTTTCACATATACCAGCACCTGTAGGACCATATAAACCTACGGCGTGTACTTCATCTATAAAAGTTATTGCATTATATTTTTTACATACATCTACAATATCTTTTACAGGTGCAATGTCACCATCCATTGAATATACACTTTCAAATATAACACATTTAGGACCAGTATTTGACATTAAAATACTTTCTAAATCATCTACATCATTATGTTTAAATATTTCTTTTTTTGCTTTACTATGTCTAATACCTTGAATGATAGAAGAGTGATTTTGTTCGTCTGATATAAACATAATATCAGGTATAATCTTTGCCATAGTTTCTATAGTAGTCTGATTGGCATTATAAGCAGAAGTAAATAGTAAGGCCGCTTCTTTGTTATGGAGACGCCCTAATTCGCCTTCTAACGCAATATGATAGTGAGTAGTGCCTGATATGTTTCTTGTACCCCCAGCACCCGCTCCGCTCGTTTCTAGTGCTGTTTTCATACTATCTAGCACATATTGATGTTGTCCCATACCTAGATAATCGTTGGAACACCAGTTGACTATTTTGTTGATTGAGTATTTTGAATACCAGATAGCGTTAGGAAAATCGCCTGCCGTTCGTAAGATATCGTTGAATACACGATACCGTCCATCATCTTTTAATTCCTTGACTATCTTTTTAAAATCTTCTAAATGTTCCATTATTCTACATATGGGAACAAGGCGTCTGTACAAAATTCTTTTACATCATTTTCAGGTATACCAAGAGACAACATTACTCTAGGAGTATGAGGATTTTCTCTTTGGTGTTTTGCATATCTATTTTGTGCGTCTTTAATCTCTTGTTCCGTTATTTTTGTTGGGTTATTTCTTTCTCTTCGCAGTAGAGTAAAATATGCACCCATATTAGATTGTGCTAAACTCAAAGCTGCGTTTAATTCTTTTTCTTCTTTTATATTACTTGCGGCTATCATACCAGGACTAAAAATTTTCAATGCCCATTCAGGTAGTTCTCTTACTTTAGATGGTTCATAATTCTTTGCTTCTTTTACAAACCAATCTACCATTGTATGGTCTCTCTTTGCGAGTGGAGAAAAATCGTGAAAGAAACCTGTTACTTTATTTGCACCAGCGATAACATCTAATCCATATATTGGCGCAGGACTATTAAGATGAGGAAATACACAACAATGAAACATATATAAACCTTTTGTATCTCTAACATCAACAACATCTATATGACATCTTCTTGCTTCAGGTGTTTCCCATACTCTATTAACCCAACCGTCTTCAGGTCTATTAAATTTTTTCATCGTAGGTTCAAATATTTCTTTACCTTCTATTTCAAAAGTAGATATAATATTTCTTACTTGACCTTCTAACATTTCCCAAATTCTACTTCTCCGTGCCATCACCAAACCTCTTTTCATTATCGTTAATAAATTTATCTATATCTTTAAATAATAAAGTTGCAAAATTAAAACAAGTTCTTGCTTCATAAACTACATTATTTACATTTTCTGTAATTGTACTTGCGTCTGAATACTTTTGAAAACTATCAACTTTTAATCTTAATGCAGATTTCATTTCTTCTATAGTTTGAAATTTTTTACTTCCATCACCATCTTTATATCTAAAATTAAAATCATACATTGTACCTGCACCAGGTATTTTTCTTTTAATCATTTGACCACCTGATAAATCACCCATATGTCTAACATATATGTGTGCAATTATTTTCTCTGGACAATCCATAAGTGTTTCAGCAACATATTTAATATATTTTTCTGTAGTAGGAAATATAACTGGTTGCCAACTATATGTCCATAACTCATCAAAGTCTTTTTTAATGCGTGGCGCTCTTCTTATCTCTGGCATATCATCTAATAGACCATCGGCCATTGCCATTGCTTCTAATACATCGTAAGTTTTGTGTTGATTAGCAAGATAGATAGCATATATTTCAGGATTTATTTTACCTGACATTAATACTTTTACAAATTTTTGTCTTTCTGCTTCTTTGTGATGTTCCCAAGTTAACTCTTTTAATGTTTTCATTGAGTTCTCACCTTACCATCGTCCATCGCCTTTTTCATTTCTCTTTCTTCTAGTTTTCTTTTTTCTGCTTCTTCAGCCATATCATCTTTAACTAGTTTTTGATACTCTTCAGGTAAGTCTTTTACTTCTGCCTCTCTAACCGTTACAGCATTTTTCATTAATTCTGCTCTAACTTTCATATCTTCTGTTTCGTCTTTTGCACCACCAGACATATCATTAAGACCAGATTTATCTTCCATAATTTCTCTGGCTGCAATTTTAAATAATGCAATTCTAGGAAGTATTTCTTCCATATGTTCTTTGTGTGCTTCTAAATCGTGTGCCATACTATTTCTCATATCCCAAGAGACTTTAATTTCTTCAAGCATTTCATCTTTATGTTCTTTATAAAACTCTTGAA